CTCTAATACTAACCGTATGCGGCTTCATGTCATCTGGAGTTGGGAATGTTAAATAGGCACCGTTAAGATTATCAATATATCCAGCGCCTAATGTACCGTGGTGTCCTACTAATTGCATCCCCGCCGTACCATCCGCCTGTCCTAAAGAAATTGTGCAATTTCCAGCAGCTCCTACCGGATACCTATAACGAAAGAAAAGGGTTGCCCCACCAGCTACAGTAGGAAATCCTGTTGTGCCAGTTGTGAAATTACTATGATCCGTCAAATCGACGGCAGTGGTATTAACGAACAGAAGATTATTACCATCATCGCACGGCCAAAATGCACCTAATGGTTCCTTGTACTCCCTCCCCATTGTCCCGGAGCCGGTAGACAATGTCTGAGCCCCCGGAGACAACCACGTAATAGTCCATGTATACGGGCTATTCACGCGCCCATAACCGTCACGGGCCACCGTCACAATACCGGCACCCAATGCAGCATCGAATGCCCCCTGCATATCGGTGCCGCTAGCACCATAACTAACCGACTGCCCATTGATAGTAGCCGTACCAGACGTGGGGCCGTCCGAAAAGGATATTGTCTGTATTTCTACGGTCGCCCCATCTCCCACTTGTGTTCTATTGATATTAATCGTAGAAGCATCCACAATCAAGCCAGAACCATCCATCGTAATCAAATCTACAATAGCTTGATTAGCAAGCGCCCCAATGAATGCAAATGTACGACTAGCAAACGTACCCCGCACCAGGCAATTACCACTTCCAACACTCAGTAGTGCTTGAACTGCAGTTTGAATAGTGGCATTACTTGCATCGAAGGCGATGGCCGTTGTGGACCTGCCCCTAAATGTAAGCACATAGTCCCCGCCATTTGGCACGCGATCAGTACTGATTGTCTGAACTTCGTTAGGCATTACGTCAAACCTTCACAAGATCCACGGCCCGCATAGGCACAACAGGAAGCCCACTAGGGAACTTTTCTTGAAACGACACTAAAAGCTCCCCAACTATACACCGAGGGCGCATAGGCAGTGGGTATGCATCGAGGGATATATCGGTACCACACGCTGCCACGGTTAAGACCTCACCGCCGTGCACACATCGCACACGATCACCGACAATAAAAGGCATGGACATCACCGATCCTATACGTTGATAGCCACCACAGCCCCAATATAGTGGTTGCTGCCGGCAATCGTAGTAATGGCTTGAAAAACAAGAAGCATGTACTTAGTATCATCCACAGTCGTAAAATCCGGAGCACCACCATCCCAATGGATAGTCGGGAGCCATGTAAGAGCATGGCCGCCTCCGTTGCTACGAAATAAGACTTGGAATGTCTTTGCTGGAGTTCCGCCACTAAACGTAACAGAACCGCTCGCACCCACGTCACAATAAAAACGATTTCCCGTGTTAAGAGCGAAGATTGTGGGAAATGTTTGTGTGTTTTCAATAAAATCCACAGCATCGAGGATGGGCGACAGTGATTTAGGCATCTTTGAATTCCTTGTGCGTCGGCAACGCTTAGCCCATAATCACAATACGATACTGATTGCTAGTAGGGGCAGCAGCAAAGATGAAAGAAACATCACCATTACTAGCGTAGGTGATGTCGCACATAACTTCGGCACCACTAGATTCATCACTCACTCGGGCTGTGTTTGTACGATTCGATGCACACCCGTGGGTTGATTGAGTCACCGTAATGGTGGTTGAAGAGCCATTACCAATCAAAGCCGAATACTTGGTCATGCACCCCAGAGCGGTGCGTGCCCCGGCCGCCGTCGTGGCACCAGTACCACCGTGGGCCACAGCAATGGTGGTGCCATTCCAAGTGCCCGTGGTCACAGTGCCGAGCGTAGTAATGCTCGTTTGGCCCACATAAGCCGCATCAATATCAATCGTGCCACCACTCACCGTAATGCGGTTACTTGTGCCCACCGCACTCACCTGGTTCCCACTTACCGAGATACCGTTACCTGCGGTAACAGTGGCAGCGGATGAAAATTGAGTCCACACGATATTATCGGTGCCAATAGTAGGCACACCATCGAATGTAGCAACCCAACCGCTTCCTTTATTGGCGGTGCCTTCGGTTACCAATACATAAGCCCCCGCCAATTCTGCTCCGGTATCTGCATCCGTCGCACGTGTGGGAGCGCCGCTGGCATTCACAGTATAAATGCCATTGACAGTTGCATCCGTTTGATTTTTCAAAAGGATGCGGTCTCCAGTGGCCATAACAACCCCATCCAATGTCTGACCATTAGCGAACGCCGTAGAGAGCGTCCCATTGGCCGTAGTGGCCGCACGCACGGAGGTTTTGGGGCTTAGCCCGGAGATGGCATTGTCCACATAACTCTTCGTAGCAGCGTCCGATGCGCCGGAAGGTGTGGCCAGGCCGGTCACCTTATTAGCGGTAATATCATGGGCCGCAAAATCCCCGCTGCCATCCCGCAAAACTTCAGTGTTGGCGGTAGCCGTGCTTACGGCACTGTGGATAACTTGGATGGACGTTCCGTCGTACCACTTAGGTAGGTGCGAAGCGCTGTTGTACCAAATCTGCCCCTCTGCCGGAGTCGGATCGGTGCCAAGGAGATGTAGGACATGGTTGCGAATTTCATTGCCATTCATGTCAAACGGAATAAGTACCTTGCGGGACATCGTCTCACTCCTTAATTAAGATATGCCTTGCCACCAAAGGCGGCACTGAATGTCAAACGAACATTGTTTGCATCGATATATTCAACTTGCCCTTCTACCACAGTACCGGCACTGTCTACAACAGATACAGATGGGTGGTTGCCTAGATTGTGGGCTATGTTCCATACAGTCGCGGGCGCATTCTGCGTGTGCGTATATGTACCAGCGCCTACTATTGATAATTTGTTGTTAATAGACGCAAGTACACCAGCAGGGGTAGCTAACCGATCTGTGGCTGTGCCCGTAACCATTTCATCATCTGTGGCAATAGGAAATACCACACGACCATCACTACCCTGGAATACGGCAACACCATCAGAAGTGGATTCATTCTGTCCGGTACCACCGGACCTGCGTGCTAGATGTGGGGGCATGGCTACACTCCTACCGGGGTGCCATAATTATCAATCTGCAACAAATCCCCGCTGCCCAAACCTAATTTAGTCAGGTCAACGGATTGCGGCGGAACAAGATCAAAATCCTTACCACTCATATAAACCAAGGTGCGTTCGCTGCCATTATCAACAGCAATGCGAACTACATCCGTGGCCAACACCTCGCGGCCCAGGTCTATCACGGCACCGGTATAGGCAACATCCTGTACGGCCCATTTCATGGTGTATGCGTCCGGATCGATATTTTCACGGTAAAAGCTCAGCCCTAATGGCCGCAAGTAACCTTTATACCGGAGGGTTGGGATTTTACCAAGGGAGGTTATTTCGTAGAGCGGCCGTGGTAATGTGGGAAGGTCGGCCAGGCGACCATGCCACACCAAACTACCCAACACAAGATCTACACCCACAAAAGCCGTAGTAGCTGCGACTATGTGCTCTTCTTGTGCCTTTAAGGCATTCACCGCCCCATCCTGCCATCGGCACGGGTACTCTACGGGTCCTCGGAAGATGCCCAAACCATTACGGCCAAGGCCCGTTTTATGCCAATACACAAGGAAGTCACGTTGCAGCATTCGGGTCAGGAGGCCCATTTAACACCCTCCCGGGCGAGGCACCCCTAACCACAATACACTCGGCTTGCGAACACCCCCTGTCTTCTGCGTCCGCTCAATTTGGGCTAACTTGCCCTTGGTATCAATGCGCATAGCCTGTTGCCCATACACCGTGGCATTCAACCCAATATCTACCTTATACTGGTACGATGTTGAAACACCGCCCTGCTGTCCACTGGCGTGCTCAAACGCGGCCTTCATGTCTAGGGTGCTATAAAAATGGGCTGATAGCCACCGCTCAATGAGTTCCAGTGTTGGGGCATCATACCCCGCCGCCCCACAGGCCTGGGTTGTAACGGAGTTGGCGGTCTCGATGAATGGGTCTAGGCTGGGCACCAGTGTTTGGTCCCATTCAATCAACTTCGCTACAGCCGTGGCCGTGGTGCGGGGCATTACCCACCGTCCTTAGTTGCCGCGTTGCTCAATCAACTTGTCAATGAACTCGGAGGTCTGGACCTTCGTGAGCGGGGTATCATTGAGGGCCAGTGTCGGCTCCACCTCACTCACGACCGTACATTTACGGTCCTTGCCGCGAAATACCAACACGCCGGCACTCGCCGCTTTGGTGAATGTGCTGGTCACATCCTCACCAAACTCTCGGCCTGCCGGGATGGCGTCACCTTCTTCCGGATCTTCGGCAGCAACGGCTACCGACACGGGAGCCACTGGGGCGGCTTCCTGAACCGGGGCCACGGGCACCTGAGCATAAATACGCTCAAACTTATTGACAAAGACCGAGAGGTCTTTATCCGTGTCGATGACATCGCCCTTTGCGTAGCACCGGGTGCCTTCGTAATGAAGGCCTTCCAGAACCTTGAAGCGAAACTTAGCCATGATTCACGTCCTTGCAAAACAACTAGGGGGTTGATAAACCGCCTAGGCGGGCCCGAGGTTTAACGCGGCACCCGCCTAGGCAAAAACACACACGGCAACCACAAAGGCCGCCTACGGGGCAACGGTGGCGTGTACGAGGCCCGTGTTGCCGTAGAAGTCCTTGCGCATTTGGCTCACGCAAATGCACATCACAAGGAAGTGCATGTTAAGGCCGCCACGCGACTCCCATTGGATGGTTGTGAGATCGGCACCCACCACCGCACGGCACACGTCGCTCGTCATTTGCACCATGATGAGGTCGTAGCCACTCAAGAAGTCAAGGGTACGAACATCACTAACCCCGTTGATCTTCTTCAAACGATCACGGAGAGTGTTGTCGCCCTTCGCGGCCGAGTAGTCAACATCCAAGTATTGATCCCAGGCGAGACCATTGTAGATCACCCAGGGGCCGTAGTGCTTGGCGTCCTGGCTAGCCTTACGCATAGCCAAAACTTCGTTGATCAGCGTTGCCGGCACCCAACCCACGGCAGTCGGGCTGGTGATGGTGGCAGTGATGCGGTATGGGTAATTGGTGTACCCGTACACGCTACCACCACCAAACGTGTAACTGCCCAACGAGCCAATCGTGAGCCGCTCAACCGATTCCGCAACACGGCGGCTGCAAGCCTCGGCCATCGAGAAGTCCAACCCCTGCCCAAAATTGCGGGAGGTTGCCAACTCACGCATACCCACGGTGAACTCACTATGGATAATGGGGAGCGGCAGGTTGGTCAAATCAAACAACGGGCGGTCGTTGCTGCTTTGTGGGTTGGCTTCCATCGAGATCGAAGCTTCGCCCGGGTCGCTCATGGCCTGGGTCTGGAGCACCGTGTGGCCCATCCCGTTGGGCATGGCAAAGCTGTTGGCAGCACGCAGGTCCGCCCATGCCTTCAGCCGTTGGCGGCTAGCCAGCATCACGGTGCGGTCAAGGTACTCCCATTCCTCCTTACGGAGCGTGGAGTTGGCGTTGACCACCACGGGGCGAGCCTTCGGCGTCATCTTGCCGTCCGGCCCTCGGGTGTTCACCGTCACGTAACCAACGTTCTGTTGGCCCATGTTGGTGTTGGCCAGATACGGCCGCATCAGGTTTGGGTCCATGTTTTGAGCGGCAAGCGCGACGCCAAGGTCACCGTGGCCCTGGCCATTCATAATGAAGTTCAACATCCGTGTACTCTCCTAAGTCAGGTTTTGGCGTCCACGCCGTGTGAGTTTCAGTAAAGGAAAAATACTGCCCCGTGCGGGTGTTACAACACCCGCACCTTGATCATAGCCTCGTCCGTGCCGGCACTGTTGTCCACCGATTCCTGTGCCACGCACAGCAACGAGCGGGGGCTAACGGCCGAGCGTTCAACATCCAACACGTCTAGCCGCACACTATCGCCGCTGCTGGCGGCCGACCACGTCGCCGTCACGGTGATGGCATTGGTGGCGGTGGTGTCAATGGCGGTACTGGCAACAAACGCGGCGCGTTGGGTCACCGTACCGGCGGCACCCACGGTCGAACAATGGCCGGCGGCAACATAGGTACCCGAGGCACCTGCAGTCCGCACCAGCACGGTGATCTCGAAAAACACCACGTCGTTGTTTGCAACGTCCACAGCGGCGGAGGCAACCAACACCGTCGAGCCCAACTTCAGTTTGATGTTGAGTGTGTCGGTGCTGTTGGTTGCGGTGGCAATCACCTGACCCTTGATCGTGAGCACATCACCGGCAACCAGCAGGTTGGCCGGGATGGTATACGATTTGTCAAAGGCCGTTTCCGTGGTCGTGTTGCTCACGGCGGCGGAGGCGGCCGTATTGGCGTAAAGCGTGTGGGTTCCGGCAGAGGTTGGCAACACCAACGTTCCGGTACCATTGGAGATGAGCTTGTCGCCCAACACAACGGCCGAAGCCGAGGCCGGCAAACGCCCCAACACCCAATCGCCCGGCATGGCTTGCCGCAACTTCATTGGGGCACCGCTCGCATACGCGTCGAGGATGGTTCCACCCTGCAACGAATCTTCTTCCACAAAAAACTTCTCGGCCGAGCCGCCGTAGGTACTGTGGGCCCGGTAGTAGGGTGTGCCGATGGCCGAAGCCGTGCCGGCCAATTCAACCAAATGGCCCGGCTTGATGCCGGCCGCGCCGGCAAGACCCTCTTCTTGCCGGCCAACACATCGCAGGGCAATCCGCTGCAAACTCATGGTCAGGTTCCTTATTTCATAATGATGTTGTTTGTGTCAAAAACCCCAACAACGGCAACTAGCCGCTGATCTTGGCGTCCCAGGCCGGAGCCACCAGGGCATCCTGCTTCTCGTCCACGCCCTGGGTGTTAGCCACGGTGGGCGGGGCACCAAAGCTGCCCATGTACAACGGTCCACCAACCGGGGCCTGTGTGGGGGCCTGTGTGGGGGTGGCGAGGTTGTTAATGGCTTCCAACTCTGCCACATCCTTCGCGTTCAACTGATCAGCCGTGAACGTGTTGGCCTTGTTTGCGATGATGGCCGCAACCAGGGCAGTTTTGCGTTGGTCGTAAAGCCGCCGCATATTCTCGATGGAGGCCCGCGTGGTGGGGTCTGCTTCCTTGAGAAGATCGTCGAAGCCCTTCTTTTCGTTTGTCACCGGGGGAGTGACCGGCGGCTTCTGTTCTTCTTCTTTCTTGGGCGGCGCGGCGGATTTGGCGTTGGCCGTGATCTTTTCCAGGGCAGGCTCGGTCATGGCCATGAGCAACTCACGGTCCGCCTCAACCCACCCACTGGCCGTATTGGCAATCAGGGCATCGATAACTTTCTTCTTGTCCACGAGTTTATCCTCCTTGCGATTTTTCGTGGCGGTCGATGCGTTCCCAACAAAGGTTCCGTCGGCCGTCCGGTATTCTGATACTAATAGAACACTATCGAGCTGGGTGCCTAATGTAGCAACCCCCGCATCGATTGTATAGGGGACTTTCCAAAGTCCCCCATCTTTTTCTATGATTGCGAAATCTTCATATACATCCTCAAGGTACACATCCCCATTAAACTGATCATAAACCGCCGTCCGTACAGCCCCACTACGGGCACTATAACTCTGTTCATTTTGGACCCAGCTAGCCGGTAACGCAAGATTCTTCCGTTTGGCAATAGCAATGAGTCTCTTCTTCACATATTCCGGCCGATCACTATGGCCGATGAGGCGAGCGGCATCCTCAAGGTCCTTCTGCGTTTCAACCGGGTATGCCCGCTTATCTGGATCACCAAAGTCCGCTAATGGGGTAGCATCCCGTTTCGCCTGCGTCCACCCACTATTATACACAAAGCTCCGTTTAATCTCTTCCTGATTGACCAACAACCCAGCACCATCGGCCAGGCTGCACGCACCTACCTGGTCCGGAAGGATAGCAAGGTGGTCCGGTTCCATATTCTGAACCGTAGCGATGTATTGCCGCTCATTCCAAGTGCCACCTAGGCCAAATTGAGCGGAGAGTCCGGTAGAAACTTCCATTGCATTATTCGTAGTGATGGCATTAACCACCCGCTGGTCGATTTTACCTGCACGCTCCTTATCGATCCATGCCTCTGCCGTCAACTTAGCCAATTCCATCCCATTGATAATTTCTACCTTACAACCAGCATTTAACACAACGCCAATCTTCATCTTATTAAGAATGTCTGGGCTGCGCGCCGAAATTGGTTGCCCGTCATATTCCGGGTGGTAAACCACAATGGGCATGTGATTCCAGGCGGATGGTTTTGCATTGAGTTCATTGCGGGGGTAGTAGAGCGGGCCGTTGCTGCCGCAAACCACACCCTCCACAAGCATCACCATTGGAGCAACCCAATGGTCGCGGCCCTCGAGCTTTTCGGTCCGCACGGGGCCAACGGTATTGGCAATGACTCGAACTAGCATAGTGAATTCCTTACTAATGGCTCAGAGCAATATACCGAAGGGGCCCCCGGCATGCAACAGGACTAGCCAGTGCGGTGCCGATCCAAAGACGTGGCCATTGCCTGCATGGCGGCCGTATTGGCTTGGATAATACCCACAAGCTTGTCCTTGTAATCATCCTCAAGTTTTTCTATGCGAGCTGCCATGCGGGTCTCCCTCTCCGCCGTCGCATCATAGAATTTATTGAGTTGCCGGCTACCAAAATACACCGTCACCACCGTAATCGCCCCCACCAGGCCAATTTGGGTGATTAGTTTGGCAATCTCCGACATCTGCTCCATCCCTTCCATAACCCCATCCCTTCCATAGAAAAGCAAAGGCGGTGTGTCGGTGATTAGCCAACACACCGCCTTATAGGTTCCTCCGTGTACCCATCCAGGCCATAAAGGCCCAGGCTCCGTCCTGGATTACTACGTGCGGACCACGCTAACCGCGCGGCTACGCTGCACCGCCGGTCGCACGGGCAGGCGTAGTACGGCACCCACACGTGACACCGCTCGGCTGCGGCTGCAAGACCCGCCACTACATCCCACACTAGTCGCAAGCGTGTTATTGGGCGTATTCAACGCACCAAGCAACGCGGCAAGGCTCTGATTGGGTAGCGGGGTGTTGATAGATGCAGTAGCCGCAGCACCACTCGGAACAGGTTGAGCCGCCGCTAACGCACGTAGGGCCGCCTGCAACGTAGCCGGGTTAATAGCCTGCTGTTGCACCGCCGCACCCGCATTGGCCGAGGCCGTGGCACTGCGGGCCGCCTGCGTGTTGTTGAGGCTCTGGCTAAACAAATTCGCCAACAGGGCCTGTTGTTGCAATGCAGCCGCACTGGATTGAGCGTTGGCATTGGCATTCACATTGCACTGCTGGGCACACGCTTCCGAGGCGCATGCCCCAAGGATGGTCACGGCCACAAGGGCCAAGCATAACGAAACAATCACTCGCTTCATGGGAAACTCCTTTTACATTAGGGGTGTCGAACCTTCTTCGTTGGGCTAAGGATCTCCGCCATTTCGGCCAGTATGGGTGCTGCCGATGGAGCGTCCGTGATCTTGCCCTGATCTCGTAAGTCATTCACTATAGCCTGCACCTCAGAAAAAAACAAGGCCCAGTTCTGGTATCGGTCCTCTCCCAGGCCAAGTTGGGCAGCTTTGATAATCTCAGCAACAACATCATCGTGTGGCTGAAGTAAACCGGTTGCAGCCCGGCCGCTAGTAGCACGAAAATATCCTGCAACCGCCCGCACATCATCCGCATAGGTATCCGAATGCACGTCCGCTAAAGCCTGCCTAAAATAATCCGCCACGGTGGGCGTGGCCGGCAATGGCACGGGTGCCGGCTGGGGTGGCATATTCGGATCATTGTGTGTGGGTGCCGGGTCGTGGTTATCGAACTCTACCGGCACCACCTTAATCCTAAACTGCGCATCCGCTACGGTCATGCCCGGCCCGGGGATAGCGGCGGTTAGTACGTGCTCCCCCTCAACCGTAGGGGTAAACTCCGCCACCGCATACCTAAAATCGCTATCCGCCTTAATAGAACCCTCCACTCCGGTTTCTTGAGGCGGTGCAATGACACTCCACTTAGGGTTTCCATACTCCAGGCCGCCATTAACCTTCACGCGGTATACACCGGTGTCACCGAGCGCCAGCACACGCCCACCCTTGATATCTGCCGTTATGGCCGAAGCGGATGGTGGCCGTGTGATGTTGTGCAAAAGGCCCGAGTTGTATAGATAGGAAAAAACAATTACCAGGAATGCGGCAACGCTTGTGTGTTTTGCCCCGGTTTTTACAGTTGTCATTGTTGTGGTGGATGTAGATGCTTTTGCCGCACGGGTCATGGAAGCCTCGGTTCTTCTATATTTGGATAGTAGCGTCCCATCATGGGCCGTTCTAGGAATAACTCCAGATACTTCATTTGTGAATCAGTAAGATCTAGGGGTTGTATACGGCGATCGATATTAGGATCTATTTTCCCATCATACCGCTTACCGCCCGTAGAGTAATGCACCACAACACGGTGAATGTCGGCAAAATTACCAGCATGATTATAGGGTGCGGTGCGAGGTAATTCTCGCAGCGTGGGAATTTTGAATTTACGCAAGTCCACAGCAAGGCGAGAAAACTCTTGCCTGCCACGATCATTCATCACCCATTTGCCGGCAAACTCCATTCCATTATTAGCCACAAGCCGGGACGTGTAGAATGGTGGGGCGTGACATTCTAGACATTGCGCACGATTGCCGGTGCGCCCGGGCACATTACCGACAAATATCTGAAAACCAACTTCTTCCGCTGGTGTGAGGGCGTTCTTGTCACCCGCAAATCGCCTGTCCGCCGGAGAGTCATAAGACACTACAGTGGACTGGAATGCCGCCAAGACACGGGCCATACGTTCTGGCGTGACCGCCCGTTGGGTAGTCACATCCACACCATTAAATGCATCCACAAATGCTCGATTGTATCCGGCGATGAAATTTAACCTCACCGAAATTTCCTGGGCAGTCTGCTGACCCATCTCAATAGGGTTACTCATAGGCAATAGCGCCTGGGCAATTTCATCCACCACCCGGCCATCCCAAAACATTAACGGACTATAAGACCCATTTATGATATGAGGGGTGTGGCGGCGTCCCACCTGCGGCACACCCAACCCATCGGCAATCCCCACTGCCAACTCACGCCCATCACCCCATCCATTTTGTGGGTTGTGGCATGTGCTGCAGGATATTTGGCCATTGGCAGAGAGGCGGGGATCATAAAACAACATCCGCCCCAACTCGATTTCTTTTGCCGTCGGTTTGATGTTAAGCGGCCCGAATTGGGGTGGCAACCCCTGGGAGTATGCCGAACCGCTACAAAAAATAACGATGACGAGGGCTAGTGCTAGGGTTCGCATGGTAGGTCCTCTTTTTCTTTTGCCGGTACTCTGATACCGTAAGTATCAAAAGGAGTACGCACACAAGATAAACTATCGGCACGAGTACCTGCGTGAACCACATCGTCGCTAGCAGGGCCATTAGAGCACCTTAAGGGCTTCGGTTAATTGAGCAGCATTAAATCCATTTGGGGCCTTATTGTCCGGTCCCAACCAATCTCGCGAGATCGCACAATACGACTCATCGCAATAGGCGTGGTAGAAATCAACAGACATTCGCATCACCCTCCCCCAAGTCACAATGTCGTACCACCCCGGCGCGTAGCCTACAATTTCCACACAATGCCCACCCCATGAACCCTTAGCCCAACTGGGCAACCGGCGGCCCACACGGGGCAAATCCCACACTTCGATACTTTGTGCCGCAACCGGCAAAGCCAGGCCAATACACAAACAACCCAACAGGTAGATGGATGTGTTTGTCAACAGGAGGTTGGACGGCTCGACCGTGGCGAACGCGCCAATGCGATGCCCCCCAAAAAATCCAACATTCCGCCACGTCCGTAACACATCCAACAACACACACCCATTGTCCGTGGATGGATTTCCCGGGCGGTAGCCACCCACCTTTTCATACTCCGCAACCACCTGAGCATCGGTTGGCGTGAACACCTTCCCATCATTGGCGGTCCATGTTTGAACCATGTGGGCCGGACCGGCAATGGCACAATCCCCGATCTGATCATTCAGGTACACGGGAAAGTTACCAACACGAGGGGCCCAATTTGCACTATCCGGGGCTGGGGGCAGATTAGAGAGATTCACGAACGCACCTAATTTCAGGGTACGTTCATCGTGTTTTGTTTCCTGCTTTCCTAATTTCATTGCGGAAAACATGAGCAGTAGTTCCGATATTAGTGTGTGGGGTGCAGGGTGCGTGCCCGGGGGTGTTTGGCCGAAACCACAACAACCCCCGGAGCACACCCCCTAGAAACTAGGCAGGCACAAAGTGCTCAAACAGAGCCTTCACGCCCGGTTCGATCAAACGGCGGAGTACGGCTTCGGCAGCCTTCTCCACAATAGCCGGCACGCCGGGGATGTCAACCGTCGCACACACCTCGTCATAGAGGGTGGTTGCAGCGGCTACCACGGCCGGATAGTCGGCCTGGGTAATTTTACCGTCCTGCAGTACGGCGGCAACGGCATCAATGAGCACATGGAATGGGCCGTCGGTACCTTCCGGGGCACCTGCGGCCGACATGCGTTCCTGCATCTTGGCCCGGATAGTGGCCTGCAAAAGAGTCGTGTCCATAGCGTGGCATCCTTGTTGGCTAGGGGACCAAATGATTACATCCGCGCCCAAGCCTAGCCAAATCCAGCCAGAAGAGGCAAGCCCACTAGTCGGGGAAGTTGGGCATTCCCACGCGCCTACGGAATCGGTCACTGCGGAGGTATAGGTGCAACTCTTCCGCAAATTCATCCTTCTCCCAACAATCCCAGTAACTATCCGGTACTTCCGAAACAGCCCGACCCGCATACAAACCCCGGGGAACTATGCGAGTTTCAAAATTAAGGGCTTCTTTAATGGATAGCTTTGTCTTGGGTTTAGTGGTTGGTTGAATGGCCTCTTTTGCTTCCGTGGCCTGTTGAATAATAATAACCCAAAAATGGTGTGGATCCACACCCAGGACGAGGGCCGCCTCTTTCGCTAGGGCGATAATAGCGTCCGCTTCTTTCCTTGCCTTGATTTTACGGGCAAGGATTTCTGGATCTTGGGGTGTAAATAGAACATCCGCTCGTTTAGGCATTACCGCAACACGGGCACCCATGCACACCGACAATTAGGGTGAAATGGGATAAGCCCCCGCGCCTCCTTAATTGTGTATACCCTACCGGCCATTGCAGAGCACTTCGGACATGCACCACCGGCCGTCACCCATTCGGCGGCGAGCTGTAGGTCATTCATACCTAGTCGCTCAAAACTATCCAACTGCCCCTCCGCATGGGCATGGATGATTTCGGTGCGTGCTATTGTTAATGCCCTGCTCTGCGTAAGCCCATCAATCGTGCTAGCCATTTCCTTGGCTATTACGTTGATGTCGGTGCCTCGGGAAAATCCATTCGTAAGTTGGATGGACAAATCCCGGGACATATCCTGAGTCACGCCCCTAAGATACTCGAAACTCCTTGTATACAATAACTGAAGTCGTTCAATACTCTCTTGTGCATTGAACGAATCCCTTAGAAATTGGGCCTTGCCCCCTAAATAGAACGCCCCACCACCTACAGCCCCCAGGCGGTTAGCGGCGGCATAGGCATTCTCCACCCCCTTGTCATACCCACGCTTGATATAGGCATTAGTCCAATCTTTGACTAATATGCCGCTATCAATCTCACCCTGAAGCCATTGTTGGAATTGGCCCACCTTCTCCGCATCGGTGCCAAATACAAACGCCCTGGGTTGCGGCAGGGCGTGCGTAACGAGTTCGTGGGCCGGTTTTAGCCCAAACACGTCCAAACCCAACAGCGCCACGGCTACGGCCCGTCGCACGCCACCAAATCGCTGCCGCATAGCCGTACAAAAGGACCGCCGCAGCATCGTTGTACGGCTGGGATCCATACGCAGGGGATTAGCAGCCATTCATTACGCTCCAGCGTAGTCCACGCAGGTCTCTTTAACCTGCAGCCCACGGCCCACAAATTCTAAACAAACCGACCTACGAGCCTCATGATCTGATCCGGCTCGCACAAGCCTCCTAGCCACATGCCAGTTATCATGGGAGCCATTCCGCCACGTCACGGAAACCGGTATAGGCGGCTTTTCTGACTTGCCCATTAGGGCACCTCCGCTGGCCAATCCTTTAATTCATACACTCTGGCTTCGCGGTGTTTTCGGTATCTCGCCGCATCTTCCCTAACGAATGGATTAGCGGCCTTAAAATCACGGAGATGGCCAAGCCATAGGTGGCAGCCGCCGTGTGGGGCACCGCACAGCGTAATCAGATTATCGGGATCCAGTTCTTTGTCAGGAAACAGGTGGTATGGCCGCACATGGTGAACCTGCAAATCATCCGTAGCACCACAGGCCGCACATTCCCCATGCTGTTCTATGTATTGCCGCCGTACCGCCGGCCAACGGCCGCTCCGTGCATGTGGGTCATGGACCGCTATACTAAGCGAGTGGGGGTGGGCATGCTCGTTTTCACGGGCAACATGAATACCCGTGTGAATGGCCACAAGGCTCGCGGACACAAGCACCAACCCCAACACAAATTTTCTAAACCCATCCATCACACACCTCTATACGTTTGTTTGTACCGGCTGGTTCATGTCCTTAAACACACTCACGTATTCCTCGCCAGCATTGATAATTACCTGTGCCTGTACGGTTGTAAACCCAAGTACAAGCGTAAGATATTCCAGCGGCGGGCAAAGTTGATCAACCGCCCCCGCAACATACTTCGCCATCGCCTCGGTAATTTTGCTGGCCACTTCCGCACGGTCCTGATCGGTGGGGCTGTTAAGGTCAGACCAACGGATAGTGTAACCGCTAGGGGCGGCGGGCGGTGCTAACACCCCCATTTGTATCATACGGTCAATAAATGGCCGGAACAGCATAGGTTCGATGTATTTATCTTGCCGCAGCTTCAATCGCTTGTTCCATGTTTTGCTATCTTGTGTGCTGGATAGCTTAGACTCCTCCGTACCAATTAAAATCCGCAAAGGACATTTAATGGTGATGGCAATGGCCTGGAGTTGTACCTGGATATGGTACTCGGGGCTGGTTACGTTGCCGCCTAGGTTTTTAGCCGTCATGCCCTTCAAAAGAAGTATGCGACTCAGGCTATTCGAATACTCTTCTGCCTGCTTACGGGTAAACGCCTCATCATCCGCACTTAGTTCCACATCGCCCAAAGATGGATCTGTTTCTAACGACAGTCCAGGGAAACCTGCACGCCACAACATCTCCGCCGAACCGCCCAACGCTTTACGCAGGTCGCACAAGCGGTCATATACATTCATTTGGCGGGGCATACCAAAGAAGTCCGATGATAGGCGGTTATCCGCCACATGCAACACCCGGGACCAATGCACGCGCCGCTGCGTGTGGTCCACCCCAATGCCACCCGGCTCATCTGTGCGACTGTCAGCAAAAGTGATGTTATAGTGTTTGGGTTGGCCGTACCGTGGGCTAGTCATGTCCGTTTCCCACTCGGCAATCTGAACCTGGCTCTGATCAAACGCCCGCAAGAACAACACCTTACGCCCGGGAGCCGGTGTCGCGGGTTTGGTTAGCAGGTCCCCGGGGACTAAATCATCAAACCCAATAAACAACAGGCCGTAGTTCCCAATGCCCGATATCACATCAACCCGGTGGAGGTAGTGGATAGCGGACACCTGTGTATCGAATTCTTTCCACGCCTTCTCAAACGGTGTTTCTACGGCCTCGTCCGTTTCCACAACTTCCGGTTGTAGTGCCCAACACTCATCGGGAAATACGGATACCACACGGGTAGCAATACCGTTCCGCTCAAAGCTATACCGGTACTGATCGATAGTGATCTGCTCGGGGTAGCCGCACTCCGCATTGATATCACGGCGAGGGTCCGGTTCGGCACCACGCCACAGCCGGCTAACCATTGACATGAAACGGTTGAGTGTCAGGCCAGCCCGACTAGTTGTTTTTGGGGCCTTCTTGTCGGGGGTCACGAGAATCATCTACAGTACTCCTTATCCGCAGGGCGGGTCGGCCACACACAACGCAACCGACCCGCCCCCGCAGGCCCACGAAACGATTAGGCAAACGTGATTGCATCACTGACTACCAATCGACCATCGGGCATCCGAATTGCCAGGTAGTACGTCGCCGCACCACCGGTATACTGGATGTTCAAATCGAATGTACCATCTGCCTCGGTGGTGATTTGCCACGCCTTGCCGGCCACCATTGCAATGGCCAGGCCATTAGTGCCAATAGCCACCGAGGTGGGAGTGGTACCGGTGACGGTGTCGCCATTTGCGTCATCGCTCAAATACGCAAACACACCGGCACGCCCACCCGGTACCTGAGAGAGGGCGTCCTTCAATGTGACCCCCACATTGATAATGTCGGTGGTTTCGGCACCAATAACAAACACGGCGCGGTGGACGAGGCACGAGGCCTTGTAGGGGGATACTTTTGCTTCCAATTGACCATTCATCGACATACTCCTAGTATTCGGGTTCTCTAAAAGGCCCCTACACGACGGCGGGGGCGCACCAACATCGAAAAGGCACCGGACCCGGCATCTACCTGGTCCTTATACGTGCTGTGGGGGTAGTACGATATTTCTTGCATAAATGCGGCATTCCATGCCCCGGGGGCCATAAACACATTCCCTGCATTCACCTGCGTGCTAAACGGGTCGGCGCGTAATTCCTTAGCACCGGTCACCTTATCAATCACAACGCTATACCCGGCTAGCCGGCTGACCGTAGCCTGGGCACTTTCCTTACCACCACTACCCGGTTCCTGTTCCAACCCAATCCGCACCGTTCGCCCGTCTGCCTTGGCTATTTTCTTGATCTCTACCTCACGGCTCCAGCTATCCACCTGGGCACGGTAAATATCCATAACCCAAAACCGCTGCTCGCTCGTTATTTTATCAAGTACCATTCCCATCTTAAAACCAACGGTAAAGGCACCACCACCACCGGTAGCCGCCTTATCCCAATACCGCACAACCTTTGTTAGCATGGGCGGGACCGCTCGGATTAGGATGCGATCAGCCTTGAACATGCCACCGCCACGCGGGATAGGGTCCTGGCGAAATTGGCAGCTATACCCATAATCAAGTAGGTCTCGCCACGCCTCTTCCAGAACTTCCCGCGATAGTCGGACGGGGTCCAGCATACCATCTACATACCGAGCCGCCAACTCCGGCGGATTTATCTTGTCCGATAATTCGGCCGGTAAGCAAATATGACGGATATTAGACCGGTCCTTGTTTAACAAATGGCCGGTAGGGTCGTTTTGGTGGAGACGTTGCATGACCAGGATGGTCACAGTTACCTTTTTATCCACCTTGCGACTTGGAATCGTTTCTGTCATCCAGCGGTTAGCAGTTTTGAGCTCTTCTTCACTAACCGCAGCTAATGGATCGATGGGGTCGTCGATTAGGATAAAATGGGCATGAAAACCGGTCACACCGGCACCGGTACCCACCGCATACCGGCTACCACCGTGCCGGTTCATGTAGTACGACTTTGTGTCCTGATCATCGCGGATCACAACTTCCGGAAAACAAGCACGGTACTTCTCACTACGGCATATATCACGCGATTTACGGGAGAGGTCTAGGGCCAATTTATCGGTATAGCTGGCACAGATAAACCGGGCGGCCGGCATCCGCGTCCACACCCACGCCGGGAACATAACCGAGATGATAGTGGATTTGGTTGTGCCGGGCGGGATATTAACGATCAAATCATACAACTTAGTCTCGCCACGAAACACCCGCTCCGCCATCACCTGCAACTCATTACAAAGGAACTCGATATGCCAATTCCATACCGGCTCTTCTGATATGATACTACCCCAAAATTCCCGCACAAAATCATAGAAAGACGCACGGGCCAATGAGGCAATAGCGGCGGCCTCACTAAACTGTACACGCCCAGATGCAGGCCTTCGTTTTGGGGGCGGTATCTTTCCTACGGCGACTACCATTATCTAGCAACTCCGAAAAACACCGTCCGTCAGGAAACCATGCCACCCACAGCTACCCACAACACGTATACTAGGGGTGACCGTAGGTTTTTCCAAGTTACCATCCCAATCCCATACCGGGGAGGGACGCCCCGGTAACTGTTCCATCGGTGCCACACAAATCCCAATAACATCCCCACAGCCACACGGGCATTTGATTATCATTCTATTCGGATTTTCATCGGGCCGCCATGCAAAATCACCCGGGTGTTGCAACCCCTCCCAACCCAACACACGGCGGCCCGGTACAGGTGCCATTATGCAACCCCCATCGCGGCAACGTCAATGACACGCCCGGCTACCGTGGGGGCGGCCAGGGCGGCCCGCTGCGTGGCCTCGTTGCGTTTGCGGATAGCTTCCAGTAATGCCCGCCGCACCTCTACCGTAAGGTCCAGGCTATCCAGATCTAAGGCACTATGGAGATGGTCCACCGTGCCACTCACCTGCACATCGACACGGGTGCCATACCCTCGGTCACGGTTGATTGTTTTGTTTACATGAAGCACGGCGGCCGGGTTACGACGGCGGACTAGGTCCACAATACCGGCCTCAAAATAATTCTTCTTATGGAATTCCATTTCTTCCATAAGTCGGAAAAACCCCTCATCGTCCTGCCAATCCTTGTATGTACTATAGGGGATGGCGAGTTTCTTCATGGCCACGGTGGCGTTGAAATTAGACGCCACAAACGCATGAATAAAAAGGTGCTGCCGCACATGCTTGCTGCCACGGGGGCTATCGTCCAATAATGCCTGGACACGCTGGTAGCGGTTGGGGGTTTGGGGGCCGCAGGCATTGATCCTATCCCACAAGCGTTGTAAATCATCCGGCAATTGTTTGTAGACGTACTCAACAAACGTCTCGGACCCACTATCGCCACGGTCTTCGCGACCGGCGGTAATGGCATGCCGTAGGGCCGTGCGGCGAGCTAGGGCCCGGTCCCAATCCCGCTTAGCGGCATAACCCAGCATTTGGGCTATTTGACGGTCCGTACTTCCCGCCCGCGCGGCGCGGTAGGCCATCACGTACTTTGTGTCATCCCAGATAAGAGCAGGCATGTACAAACCTCGGCTATAAGAACGGCCGAGAGTTTACCGCAGGAGAGGCGGTTGTGGCAAGCCTACACAAGTTCCTTGCGAACAAGGATACGAGCATCACCAGCCTGTTTCAGCATATTACCGGTCCCCGTGCCACCGGGGAACGCCAACACCACAGCCGGCCGGAAACCGGTATCCGGATCCGGCAGTAGCATACGGGCATTCCGCAGGGGCCCCGCCGCACGGCCTTCTAGCCGCCACATAGCCGGGTAGGCACGCACGGTAACACCCCGGGCAATAGCCCACTGGTGGGCCAGGGCATCGGCACCGGTGGCACCACCCTGCCGTAATTGTGTGATGGGTGTGGCAGCATGGATCTCGTCCAATACCCTAAACACATTTTCCTTGTTGCGGTACTGACGGCCACCACATACTACGATAATCACCACACACCTCCGAGCTCTACCACGCGCCTAAAATCAAGTACGGATAGGCCCACGGGCACACAGGCAATCCACCCGTGGGTTATCCAACAGCCCGGATGGTGTGCAGGCCGATAACATCTCCATACACACATCATGTTCCCTTGGTGCCGCATCCCACTCGGCCGTAGCCTGGGCACGTGTTTCATAGTGACGCACGACCTTCATATTAGGAGCGTGTGGGTGGTAGTGCCGGATGCGATATACGGTGAGTTGTATCATAATAAAATACCCCGGGTGGTTGCGCGGTAGCAGTGCCTAGGCTGGTTATGCGGTCGGTAGTTTAGCTGGGCTCCGGAAGCACATAAACAAACCCCAACCCATTTGGTGCGTAGCCCGGCTGCGGTGCAGCGGTATGGCCACCCGGGGCAATTCCTTTTAACGGTAGCATTTCGGTTACTACAAACTATCATACGGCCCGGGCGGCGGCCGGTCTATAACGTCCAGTAACTCCCGTACCATACGATCATTACGGGCGACTTCCGATAATGCCACCAACTGACACTTGGAAGTGAAGCTACCAAACCGCTGCCACACACGGCGGGGCAGTGGTAATGCCCGCCTCCAATTCTTCGTCCACGCACCATTTCTGTTGGTGTGCATGAAATACAGCCCACCCCCATTCCTACAACAAAAAACAAACTCCTCCGGATCTTCAGCCGGATCGGTGATTATTGGGGTTCCCATCGTCTAAGCCTCCCCCTGCTCATCGCCTTCGATGTTCCGCACCGCCCGGGGGAGTACCTCGGCTAAGAATTTGGCATTTGCAAGGGAAATACCAACAAGCCGCACGTTGCCGCAGCCGCATGAGCACTGCATCGCCAATGCTATGGCCTTTGCACCATTATGGGCACCGCCGTTGGCTTCGAGTGCGCCCACCCCCAGGCAGATAGCCCACCACACTTCCTGGTTTTGCACCATGTCACCGGTGATGAGGGCGCGGGGGTGTTGCGGTGCCGGCCGGGGTGTTGGGGCGGGGGTGCGGCCGTGGCGGAGCAGCCGCCAGGTAGCGGCCAGTGTGTTTATAATGCTTTTCATGTTTGTTTCCTTCTACCTACGGGGTAGGGTTGGCCCCATAGCGGGGCGTCCCACCACCAATCCCACCCACGTGTAACACCATACCCAAGGTGGTTATGTACGTGTTCGGCCCATGCACGTATGCACACATCTATATTCATACACCACCCCGGGCAACGGCGGCCGCATACACGGCACATAACCGTTCCATCACCATCCGCTGCGTGTATGTAGCCGGGGCATAAAACCGGAACTCCGCACCATCCACCAAAAAACGGTGAAGGTGGTGGGGTATGATATTACCCAGGGAGCTTCGGGCGGCGTCACGGAAATGAAAATAGGCGATGAGTTCGGTACAGGGTATCCGGTCGCCATCCCGGGGCCCGCCTACAACCAGTGCGTCATCCATAGTCTACCAAATCCTTTCGCCGGGGATGGTTCGGTTGATTTTTTCTAACTCGGCGGCAAACACATCATATTTAGCCCCAAACACCTCCTCTACCGCAGACACGTATGTAATTACGCCCTGCGCATCCGGTGCAAACCGGACGTCCATCCCCACACACCGGAGTGCCGGATCATACCGGAAGGCCACCTGCTTGCCGGTCCGTAGGGCCTCGATAATTTGCCCAAGCAGCGTGGTAGTATAAAGCCGCTGCTTTTCTTCATAAAGTTCCTCGACGCATCTAAGGCACCAACCATCCTCGCTGTGGGGGCAATTCATTAAATGGGGCATTGTCATGGCGTCCCTCCGACGTTGAAGTATTTAAGCGTGACCAGCAGGATCGAAATAAACACAAGGTAGACCCAGAGGATTATCCGCAGGGTGCTTTTGTATTCGGCGTCGTCATTTTGAGTCATGGTTTATCTCTTTCCTACGTTCGGCGTCATGCGTGGCTTCAATCTCTCGCTCTGACTCGATAAGTAATTGAAGAATCTGGACACGACCGAGAAGCCAGCCTGCGCCGAATGAGACCGACACGCAAAACGAAATAAGGATGGTTAGTTGTGTATCATTCATGGCTTCTCCTTTCTCGGCCACTCAATTTCGATGCCGTAAGCGTGAAGGATGAGCAGAACTTGGGAGATTGACGATACCGTTATGTCGCAAAGGACTATCTCTCTGTGTCGTGGCTGTAGCCACCATTCACCAACACCGTTTGAACCGATGAAGGCACGTTCGGTTTTTCTCACCGCATCGGCAAACTCCTGCGTAATCTCTCCCGGCTGGTGCAGGTGGTCGTAGTGCTCGACCTTTCGCCGGTCGTCATCGCGTTGCAATTCGTGTGATGTTCTTTCGCCGATCATAGTGTGTCTCCGAATACCCATAACACATCTTTATTTACGGGGCCATTGGCTATGGCCGTGTTATACCCTATTCGGCACTCGCCTCGTTCGTTTTTTACTGAAATTTTTTTAGTCCGGTGTGTTTTAACAGGGTAGAATAAATATAGGAACGGAGGACGCCGATTTTTTCTGGTGCAAATTTTACGGTGATGCCTAGACTGAGCGTGCGAAAGAGAAGAGTGGGGGTGCCCACTAACCCCACAGCCCCTGGTGCCACCTGCCTGCAAAATTTTTATACATCCTTATGTTGAGTGACCCCTCCCTCCCTCAGCTCCCCTCCCCCCTAACCCTTTTGCACCCCACCGGGTGGCCTCACTCCTCCCACTCCTAGGCATCACTCACTCCTCCGGTAGTGGGGTGTGACGTATTACACTAGCGGTGAGTGGAGGCTCCCCAGGAGGATGGGTGGATGTGTGGGATGCCCGGATGTTGGGCAGGGGGTGCTAGGGGCGTGTATGGGGTAAGTTGGAGGAGTGGAAGGATGTGCATGAGTGGGAGGATGTATAGGAGCGGCCGGGGACGGTGGCCGGCCGGCCTGGGAGCGGAGAGCCCCGGCATTTGCGGTATGCGGGAATAGGTAGCGGGTGTCCCCACAACCCCTAACACACATAGCAACACCCCTAGCACACCACCGCACTAGCACGGCATGGCACCACCGCACGGTACCGGGGTGTGGTTTATTGGGTGCCCCGTGGTAACATTACACTAGGAGCGGGTGCATGGTGGCTAATGTAATGTTAATAGCCGGGTGCCAAAGGGGGCAAAATGCCAAACCACATCCCGGGCCACATGGGCCACAATGTAGGAAAATGGGAAAAACCCAATAAATTTTAACCCATTGATATTCATGGGCTTAGTGTAATGTTTGTTACACTAAGGCAATAAAACATTACACTAGCGGGTTGCAATTTGCCGATGCGGTGTATACTCACACACGTGGCCAACGGCATACGGGCAACAATGCCCACCGTACCCACACCGTAGCGGCCGGTTGCCGCTAACACACATGGTGCAAACATGAAGAAGACCAAGAACAAGACCAATGACACCACCGCAACCGTAGTGGCCACCGTGGTGGAAGCCGCGCCGGCCGTAGCCAAGCAACCCGCACGGCTAACCAACGCCCAGTATGCCGCTATGGTAGCGGCCGGGGTGCCGTTATGGCACATGCGGAAGAGACCGACCTGGTACGGGCCAACGAGGATCTGACTACTATGGTCCAGGATTTGTTGTGCAACATCATGCACCTGTGTGACTTGGAAGGGGTTCATTTTAACGGGGTGCTTAGCTATGCAACAACCTGCTACGAAGAAGAAAAGGAGGAAGACAATGAAATCTAACCCAGTATTCGTAAGAATTGTAGAAGAAATGGTTGAACAAGCAGCACGTGCCTGGGCCAGGACCACGGACGGGGCTATCCCGGAGGTGCGGCGCGAAGCGGCACAGGATGAATGTGACCGGCTCACTACCGACGTGGACAACCTATGCCGTGACACCTACGGCATCACCGTAGGCTGGCCGGGGCTCTACCCCACCTACACCCACAATGGCTATGAATTCGATGATCTGGCTCGCGCCATTGAGGTGGCTACGGAGGATGTGCAATGAACACCATACCCCCAAACATCCGCCAACGGTTTAGATACGCCCAGCTTCCCCATGCGGGTACCCCGCTGCCGCTATGGGGCCTAGCTCGTAGCTGCGGGGTGGAGTTATTTACCACCCATGCCCCCGGTTACACGCCGCGATATATCGCGGCCTATATGGGTGAGGTGCTAACCTCACCCGCTACGGCCGGTCGGCTGGTTACATTCCTGCGTGGCTACCGGGCCGCCCTTGAAACAAGGAGGGGTAAATAATGAAAAACGATCCAACTAAAGAAGACATGTTGGAACATACCAACCGCTGTGGTTTGTGTGGCGAGCCCGACGATATGTTTGATGTGGAGGCGGCTATTTATTGGTTTGCTAGCGACTGGCATGGTGGCCAGGCGAGCAACCTCTATAGCGCACTATCCACCTCACCGTATAAACCATCACCCCTACACTACACTGTTGCGGATGCGGGCGAAACTGCCCTTGAGATCTACGACTGCCTCGTATCCGAATTCACCCACTAATGGAATCCTACCATGCTCACGCGAATCACCGTAACCAATATCCCCCGTACACAAAGCCATGTAATCCAGGAAGCCCTTCTCGCGGCAAACCTGGCCCAAAACTGTACCATAGAACGATACACGCCCGGCGGCAGCCATGACCGCCTGGTGGGCGATTGGTGCAGCCACAACGACGCAGAAGAGATCCTTAACCAATTAGCCACATTAAGGAACAAATTCGATAACGGCATTAGATGGGCAGCCGAGTTACCGACCGGCCGTGAGCGTATGGACATGGCACTGCAACCGGTTAAACACCCCGAGGGGATGCGGTGGTAAACCCCACCCTCGGAGATACCAAAATGACCATCATACTCGCGCCGAAATCGGCACACCGCCTTGAAGATGCCTGGCATAAAATCCAGGGTGTAATACAACAGCGATACCCCGGTATATCCCAGGAAGATCTAGATGAAAAAACAGTAGACGTTGTGGAAACGGCGGCGCTGGTTATGTGCAGACCACCGCTCCCGGCTATCCCGGACGTGCCCGCACCGGGGACACACCAATGACTATCACATACCGGTTACGCGCGGCCAACGTTCCCCTTAGGCTAGAATATCAAATAGCCGACCAATTAGCTACGGCATTCGAAACCACCGTGGACCACACAATGCCACCCCCGGGGCGGACGGCCGCCCTTACTACCCATTGGCTAACCACCACCACAACACCCGCCGACGACGCGTTGCAGTGGTGCGCATGGGCCTCGCAGGAATGGCCCGGCACACGCTGGATGTTGCAATTAGCAGAAGTTCCGTTTTAACCAACCCTAGTATAGAGGAACCGTCAAATGAACAAGGCAATGGTTGCTATTTACAACACTCCTATCAACGATCTGCTTGACCTCACGCCACGGCAGATGGCCGGTGCCCGCAATGTGCGGGATTATCTCATCGAGGCTGCTAGCAAGAAGGTCAAGGGACAGGGGATAGAATACACGGTAGAAAAGGAAGCCACCGGGTATACGGTCTACCGTACCACACCCCTCACGCCCGGTACCGCCGTGCGTATCCGCAATGTCGACATGCAGGGGCTAACGGGCCGCATGTACCACCCACACACGAACCACACCGGCCGTGAGGGTTTGGTGGTGGGTTATTGGGTGGATAGTAATGGGCACCCGGAAGGGGAAGCCGTACACATCTACCGTGTTGCCCTCGTGCAACCCTGGAATGGTGGCTCCGACGGTTGTCTGAATAACATTGAACCGCAGGTGTTTGACTTTGCGGATTATGAGCTGCAATGGATCGACAAACTGACCCAACGGTTACCGGCACCGAACGGCCACGTAGGGGTGGAAGAGGATTACGAAGACGCATAATAACCGACCCACACCACCCCGACATCAAGGAATTTTATCATGGTAAAAGAAGAAGGGCTATCACCCGACGGTTTCAATCCGCTTGGATTTAGCTGGATCCATACAGAAACTTCCCTGGATAGCCTAGAGGCCTACATGGGCATCAAAATCAACACCCCACCAAAAGAAGAAGGGGAATCTTGTTGGTTTGCGGACGGCGAGCAGTGGTTTTTACTGATCGCCCTAACAAACCTCTACGTCCTGTATTTTTTTGTTTCGACCCTCGCGCCGGCCTAGCCACATTGGCCGGGCTACCGGAAGTGACATCCAAAAGGAAAGGCCAGTGAATAAGCACACCGCAGAAATGCTCCACGCCTCCGCACAAAACCTGGGCATAGAGTGCCACCTGAATGCAGCATATAGCGGCAGGGGGATGTATGGCCGGGAAACCTACGGGTTGGTGTTGAATAACACCAATGACATCCACCCACTAATTGCGGACGCCTGTGTGGCATTGGCGGCGGATGTGGGGGCACATGATTTAATCAAACAGATGAATGATTTCATCAAACAGACGAAGAAACTCAAACAAGACAGTATGGGAAGGGGCTGCGTTTATTATTGATGGAGTCTTTTGTGAAACGCTACACACACCGGCCGCAATTGCGATATTGCGTAATGTTTATTACATTGCTATAGTGGTACCACACATGGAAACAAAACTATCCAAACTGAAGAAGATGATGGCAGCCGGTGACCAGCGTGGAGCACTCAAACTCGCCGCTGGTTGGGGCATGCGGGGCCTCGGCAATGGAGCCCATGCCGCCGCAATCACACGGGGCTGGGCGGCCATCACAAACAAGGGCACCTACGAGGCAATGGGTTACGACCCGTCGCAGTTATTTGCAGCCGCCATCGCGGCAATCAAGGAAAAATACAATATCCCCTAGGAATGGAAATAATGGCAACTAAAGTCGAAAAGGTACGGGCAGCCCGGGACTACCCTCAGTTCGGCATCCTCCGGGGTGAAGAACATTACGTTTGGTCGCTCTATCGACAACGGCCGCAACGCAGTAAGGTGTACCCTAAACCATCCCAACTAACCTCATCAGAGTTTTTACAGACGGCCTACCAAATCGAAGAGATGATAGAGGAATCGGAGTGCGAAACTGCGGAAGATGTGGCTGCCCTGCGAGACACAATGGTTGAGCAGATCAATGAACTAGAAAGTGAACAACAAGAAAAATTCGACAATATGCCCGAAGGGTTGCAACAGGGCGATACCGGGCAATTGTTGCAGGAACGAATTGATAGCCTGCAGACGTGGGCAACGGAGTTGGGGTGTGTTGACATCGAAACAGAAGATCCGGGCAACACCCCGGATATCGAAAACCTCAAGGAACAACTAACCAACTGCAACCCGGGGTTCTAATAACATGCGAGAGCGACGGATCGCTAAGTATAACGACGCTACACCCTCCTGCACAGGCGGCCCAGAAATAGCCCATATCATCTACTCGGAAAATAAGCAGGTCATTTATGTGGAAGATGTGTGGGTGGACCCGCGCCACCGGGGCAATGGGCTAGCGTCCGAGATGCTGCAGGAATTAACCGAATGGGCAGACCGAAACGGCCAACGGGCTACCCTTACCATCGACCCTCGCGGCGATGGGTTGACGGCAGACCAGCTACGGGAGTGGTACGGCCGGTATGGCTTCGCCGCTCGTAATTCAACATCCCTCAGAATGGTGCGTGAACCACAATGACAGAACTAAACGGCAAGCTATACGGGCAGGGGCTCGTAGCACCGCTCGCGCCGGCCTCGCGCGGCCCCCTCAATGATCGCTTCCTTATGGCACCCTTTAGCGTGTGGAACACCCGCGAGGGTTTTTGGCAGGACCGTAAGCGGCGGTGGTTATCGTTGGGTATCCAGAGCGAGACGGGCCGTGACGACAAACTCACATTCAACATCCCCATCTATCTGAGCGACGGCTCAACCGGCAACAAAATACGGGCGCAGACATCCATCTTTGATCCGGTGGTGTGTGAATTGTGTTATAGCTGGTGGTGCCGGCCGGGTGGTGTTATTGTCGACCCGTTTGCGGGCGGCTCGGTGCGTGGCATTGTGGCCAGCGTGCTAGGCTACCGTTATTGGGGTTGCGACCTACGTGCCGACCAGGTGGCCGCTAACCGCGACCAGGTTGGCCCCACGACCCGGGGCAATTACCGGCCAAAGTGGGTGTGCGGCGATAGCCTGGTGGAAGTGCCCTCCCAGGCCCCACAGGCCGACTTTATTTTCTCCTGCCCACCCTATGGAAACCTGGAGTGCTATAGCGAAGACACCCGCGACCTAAGCACAATGCCATACCGTGATTTCAATAAGTTGTACAACTGCATCATCGCGGCGGCCTGTGCCAAATTAAAGAATGACCGCTTCGCCTGCTTTGTAGTAGCCAACTTCCGCGACAAAGACCCTAGGGACAGGCAGATGCGGGACTTGGTAGGTGATACAATCCGCGCCTTCCAAAACAACGGCTTGGAGCTGTACAACGAAATTATCCTTGTGAATGCCGTAGGCTCGGCCGCCATGCGGGCCAACAACACATTCATCCGTGGCCACCGCAAGGTAGTAAAGAGTCACCAAAACATCCTTGTTTTCCTTAAGGGCGATGCCAAGACGGCCGCCGACACGATCCCCCGACCGCCGGGTTTTGATAAGGAGGAAGAAACCGGCGAGACAATGTAACCCAACCCAACCCATAACCCCGTAGCCCCAGGACTTTCCTGCAATGATTGCACATGCCACTAACACCGTTATTGATAATAGCTATATCACCGAGGTGTATGAAACACACCGCGAGCTGATTGAAGTAACCGCCTTCCGTTTTTGGCGGCGGTACGGCGGCCACCTTCCCACCCTTCAAATGGATGCCCAGCACGCCTTCCTCCGTGGTATGGGGAAGGGTAAACCCGACAACGTGGCCTGGGAACCGTGGGTGCGAAATTGGGTGTGGATGGAACTGTACGACGCTATGCGGACAGAAATGTCATGGCGCACCCAAACCAAGCGAGCCCGTAGCGACCACGGGCTCGAACATGCGGCGACCCGCCCGCCTCGCTTCACGGTTGCCGAGTTACTCGAAGGCCACACCCCGGACGTGCAATATGTGGCTAACCTGTGCATCAACCCGCCCGACGATCTCGCGGCAGCGGCGGAACGGCGCGGCGGTAAGCCACACAACTTCCGTGCCTGCCTCCGCATATACCTGCGGGCGGCGGCCTGGTCGGCCGCCCGCATTGCTGCGGCGTTCGAAGAAGTTTCGCAGGCCCTTACCTACTAGGAGCCCCCTACCATGAATGACGAACAAATAAGAATACGTGCCGGTGTACTATCAAAGGACTGCCGCTACCCCTGGTCCGAAACGGCTATCTACAAAGCCCTTTTACTCGCGCCGGACGATGAGTTATTGTCACGAGCTCTTATCCAGAATGATCTGGAACCGGAATTCTATATACGACATACCGAGGAACGGCAGCTACGAGAAAGAGTTGCGCAAACCGCAAAGTCCCTTGATACACCCAACCAGATGAATCTACCACTATGAATAAACGGCCCACCGCCCTACCATACCAACGGGAAGGCGTGCGGATGATTGAGCAATTTGGGGGCAAGGCCCTGTTATTCGATGAACAGGGCCTTGGCAAGACCGTCCAGGCGTTATGGACTATCCGCCGTAACCAGGCATACTGGCCGGCAATTGTAGTCTGCCCGGCAATTGTGAAAATCAACTGGCAACGCGAGGCGGCATACCATGTGGGGATGAGGGCGGCGGTATGTAGTGGCCGCCGCCCTCCCCGCCCCGGGGTCCAGTTGACTGAAACCCACCACATATATGTCATCAATTATGACATTCTCGATAATTGGTTTGAGTGGCTCTATATGCTGGGTGCCGGCAGCATCTGGTTCGACGAATCACAGAACCTTGGCAACCGGGAAACCGGATGGACGCAGGCGGCCAAAGAACTCTCGCGGCACATCCCGCACCGGGTAGCCATGTCCGGCACCCCGTTCATGAACTACCCACGGGAGTTATGGCCCACGCTCAATATAGTGCGGCCGGATTTATTTCCCAGCTTCCCGCAGTATGCCGTCGAGTATTGCGCCCCCAAGAAACAACCGTGGGGCTGGACGTACAACGGGGCCACCAACCTCGAGGGGTTAAATACCCTGCTACGGGAACACATGATGGTTCGGCGGCTAAAGGTAGAGGTTGCTAGGGACCTACCACCCAAGACCCGTAGCGTGCAGGTGGTGCCCCTTACTAACCGAGAAGAGTATGAACACGCCGAGGGTGACTTCCTTGGTTGGTTGGGTGGTGTGGATATTGCCCGTGCCGAGCGGGCGGCCCGCGCGGAAGCGGTGACCCGTGTTACCTACCTGCGGCAACTCGCGGCACGGGGGAAGGTAGCGGCTATCAAGGAGTGGCTCAAAAACTGGCAAGCCACCACAAACGAGAAACTCGTGGTGTTTACCTATCACCGTAAACTCATGGAAGTGCTGATAAAACACTTTGGCAAGGTGGCCGTGCATATCGATGGTACGGTTACCGGCGAGGCTCGCCAGGCGGCGGTTGACCAGTTTCAACGGGACAAGAAATCAATATTCTGTTTCATACAAATCCGTAGTGGCGGTGTGGGTATTACACTCACGTCCGCTTCTTCCGCATTATTTTGTGAGTTGGATAGTGTGCCAGGCCGGCACAGCCAGGCCGAGGACCGCATCCACCGCATCGGCCAAACTAAAAACGTATTCATCTACTACCTTATTGCCGAGGGTACGGTAGACGAAGATCTGGCGGAAGTGGTGCAGGGCAAGCAGGGTAATTTTGACCAGGTGTTCGACGGGTCCAATAACGGCTCCCTCAATATCCTGAACCTATTGGTAGAGAAAATACAAACAAGGAGTAGAAGCCGTGCCACGACCAAGAAGAAACGTGTCCAGAAGTAACGGGCACGCAATCAATGTGCGGGGCATACCGCCTATGGTCCACCAGGCGTTCAAGAGCTACTGCCACCGCCGCAACATTAGTATGATGGACGCTATTGTGTTCCTTATGGCCAAGTGCGTACAGCGGGGCATCCGGCTTGAAATCTACAACGGCCACCCACCGGAGACCGGTGCCGATTTTAGCCCCACGGCGGCCGAGGCGCGGGCCACAAACGAAGAACGGGCTAAGGTTAGCCGGGGCCTGCAACGGGCCGCCGACCCCCGGGTAGCCGCCGTGCTCAATACAAGGATGGGTGTGTGAACTTCCGTGACATCCTAGACCGCTACAATATCCCCTACATAGCCGAGGGGCACGAGCACTGCCGCCCCGGGTGGTTGCAGCTAGACTGCCCTAACTGCTCGCCCAACAGCGGCCGGTGGCGGCTCGGGTACAACCTAGCCCACCACTACACGAACTGCTGGCAATGCGGCCGGGTGGACCTACTGCGGTTCTTTGAAACGGTAACGGGGGCCAGCCGCACAGAAACCAGGCAGGCACTAGCCGGCATCATACGCGAACGGGCGGCCTCGCGGCCTCGCGGCACATTAAAATTGCCGGCGGGTGTGGGTGAGCTCCTACCGGCCCACACCCGGTACCTACGCTCGCGCGGCTTTGACCCCGGGGCACTCGTCAAATTATGGGGCCTTGGCGGCATTGGGCTGGCCAAAGAACTTCAATGGCGTGTTTTTATACCCATCCACCTCTATGGGGATGTGGTCAGTTGGACTACACGGAGTATATCGGATGAGCATAGCACACGTTACCGTTCGGCGGCGGCTACCGATGAAGCAATACCCCACAAAACCATCCTCTATGGTGAAGACTATGCCCGGCACACGGCCATCGTTGTCGAGGGGCCGGTGGATGCGTGGGCCGGTGGCCCGGGCGTTGTGGGGACTTGCGGTACGGGGTTTAGTCAATCGCAGGTCGCCCGGCTCGCCCGGTATGCTACGCGGGTTGTATGCTTTGATAATGCGGCGGATGCTCGCAAACGTTCACGTGAATTGGCGATGGCACTTTCTGCCTTTCCGGGCAAGACGTATGAGGCGGAAATCGACGCCAAGGATCTAGCGGAGGATTTGCAGCGGACGGGTGGCAAGGAAATAAAACAATTACGAAAACACTTTTTGCGGGACACCTAACAATGACCGGCTAGGTGGTGGCGAATTAGTGCCCGCCTACGCACCACACGGCCCACCACGGGCCCGGCGGCCGTAAATAGCCCACAGGTAGCCAGTTTTTACAGCTACGTTTATACGGCCGTATAGGCATTTACACCACCTACACATGACGTGAGGTATGAGGTATGGAAACCCAGGTGCAGCAATTCCGTGGGGTTTGGTATCCGCCGGAAATCTTTGGGTTATTGCGGGAGGGGCACATCAACGCCGGTGAGTTTGTCCTCATTGGCATCATCGACAGCTTCACCCGTAGTGGCGAGGGGTGCTTTGCCTCTAACGGCTACCTCGCCGGCTATATGGGTACTTCGGAAGAGTCTATACGGCGAATGTTGGCCAAACTAGAGGGCCTAAACGTCATCGCACGGGGTACAAACGACTCCAATCAACGGGTAATAATGACTGTGTGGAATCCCCCGATAGGAGGACCACAAATTTGTGGAGGGGGGGTCCACAAATTTGTGGACATAAGAGTATACCTTAAGAGCAAAGCTAAGCGCTTTGCTCAGACCGGGCCGGCTACACAACCCGAACAAACAAACACCACCGAACAAACAAACACCACCGAACAAACCCCAACCCCACCAAACCCCAAAAAACAAAAAAAGATGCCATTCATACCAACAACACCAAAGGGCCAACCCGAGGCTATAGACCTTCAATTGCAGGAACAACTACGCACCGCCCTACTCAAGACCATCCACCCCACCGGCGGCTATAGTGCTAGGGGTTGGGCCGGTGCCTTCCACCTCCTCCGGACCAAGGACGCAGTGCCCCTGCCACACCTGCAAGAAGTTCTAAATTGGTACTGTGAGAATATTGGGGGGCCCTACGTGCCCCAGGCACTATCTGCTGCCGGCTTCCGCCAAAAATTCAATGCCATTACCGCCGCTATGGAACGCGCCGGCGGGGCCGCGCCGGTGGTAACCCCGGAAGCAGAAGAAGTTTACCGGCGGCTATCGATGTTGGGTTGGGGTGCGATCAGCTCTGACGTTCTACGCATCGAAATACAACGGACGATGGACACATACCGGGAATTAAAGGATAGAATCCTTATATTTGAACCAGCACAGGGCACACCCCTTCACCAGTATCGTGTGATGCTATCCGAGCAATTAGAACCGGAAGCACACTTTGCCGAAAACTGGCTTCGCACTATCCACCACCATTTCAGAACTAAGGAATACACCGACTTTGGGCGGTACCGATTCCGGGACGACCACCCGGATTACACGGCGCGGCAACGACATTGGGCGGAGGTGAATTGTGGGCGGGCGGATTATTGGCCCCGGATGCTGGAGGCCATAAATGCAAATCCATGACCGTAGTGGTGACGAAGAGCGGCGGATCGTCATTGGTATGGTTGTGAGTCGCACGGTCACCGCTCGCATAGCCGGTATGTGGCCGGCACCGGGCGAACCGGGTCCGTTCGCAAGTAAGTGGGCCAACCTTGTGGGTCAGTGGTGTACGGTGTACTTCCGCAGATACGGGGAAGCACCCGGGGCAAATATCCGGGGTATGTTTGCCGCCTGGTGCGGCCGGCAGCAACGGGACAAGGACACATTAGATTTAGTAGAGCGATTCCTTACGGCCATGTCAGAAGAATATGAGGCCGGAGAAGAACTCAATGCAGAATACATCATTGACATAGCCGGCAAGCACTTCACACAAACCCGGGCCCAGCGGTTGGCCGAGGTTATTACGGGGGCGATTGATAGCGGGGACCTGGAACAGGCGGTCACGGCCATAGCCGGGTTCCGCGCGGCCAGCCTTGGTGTGGGTGGGTATGTGGATGTGTTGCAAAATGAGGAAGCTATCCGGGCCGCCCTAGAGACGCAGGCCGGCAGCCTCATAACATACCCCGGTGCATTGGGTGAGTTTTATGGTAATGCTCTAGCACCGGATTCGCTCATTGCCTACATGGCACCGGAGAAGCGGGGCAAGTCATTTGTCCTGATGGACAATGCCTGGGTAGCGATGGAGCAACGGCGGCGGTGCGCATTCTTTTCCATTGGCGATATGTCCCAGGACCAAATGCTCCGACGGCTCGCCGCCCGCATAGCACGCCGCCCGCTCCGGGCCGGGCATATCGAATACCCTACCAAGATCCAGCGGTTGGGCACCGTGGACGAAGAGGCATTCATTGAAAAAGACACCCGGACATGGGAGCAACCCCTTGATTGGAGGGAGGTGGTAGCCGGTGCGGACAAGGTCATGCAGCACCGTATCCGCAGCCGCCAATCATACTTCCGCCTAGCCACCCACCCCTCCGGTACAATGAACGTAGCCAATATCGAAGATAAGCTATCACAGTGGGATGCGGAGGGGTGGGTGGCCGAGGTGGTTGTCATTGACTATGCCGACATCCTAGCTCCGCCCCGTGGCCATGCGGAAGAGCAGGGACAGATCGACGCAACCTGGAGCCAACTACGGGGGCTATCCCAAAAACGACATAACCTCATTATTACGGCGACCCAGGCAGATGCGGCGAGCTATACGGCCCGCACGCTAACACCACAAAACTTCAGCCGCGATAAACGGAAATTTGCCCATGTGACCGGTATGGTTGGTATCAATTGCACCGAAATGGAGAAGCGGAATGGGGTGTTGCGGTTTAATTGGTTGGCCCTGCGTGAAGAGGATTACACGGTTAGCCGTTGCGTTCACCTGGCCGGGTGCCGGGCCATTGGGAACATTGCTATAAGGAGCTGCTGGTGATAACAATAGCCTTCTTCTATGGTATGGTTATCCTTGGTGGCCTAGCCTTCGGTATCGTCACCGCCCTGTTGGGGTTATTTGTCGCCGGGGTTGTTAATAGTGTGTCTTGGTTTGTGGGTGTTATCAAAAGGATTTTAGGCCAATGAATATGGAAGCAAAGCTACTGATCAAGGCGGCGGATAAACATGGACTACACCTTGAAGATGTAGCCACGTGCCCCTGGGCCCTGCGTGGTAGTGGTTTGACGGCGGCCGAGGTCACCAACGGCGTGGTTCGCACCGCCCGCCGGTTAGTCATGGAACAATATGCCCGTTGGGGTGTGCGGCTCGCCGCAGCCGGCATACGGTTCACATACCAAACGCCCTATGGGAGCAAAACCTAAGGGAATTACAACAACGGGCTTACAACTATTTTTGGAAACACACAAAAACTTCCGACGCCGCCGCCGATATAGTTGCATAGCCAACCACGGCCCAACCGGCCGCTACGGCAAAAACAACCCCCCAGTATCATTTGAGGTGAGTATCATGCAGGTTACACGGAGTGCGGCCATCGCACTGTTTACCGCGATGGGTTTTACGGGAGTGGACAAGTGGGGCAAGGACAAGGTGCTCGAAAAGCTCAAGAACATCGATACCGTGATGGGCGAGCTGGACGAGGGCACCACACTCCCCAACAAGTTGGCCAAGTTGGTCGACGATCTTAAGGCCGCCGGAGAAGACATCCAGGTTACCGGAGACGCCAAGGCACCGGCCGCTGCCCCGGCCGCGCCGACACAGAAGAAGACTGCCGGTGGTGGAAAGGCTGCCGCCCCCGCCGCGAAGAAGCCGGCGGACAAGCCAGAACCCAAGCCCGAGAAGACCGGCCCGGCCGGTGTGCGGGCCTCCCGCAGCCGCCCCTTCCTCGCCGGCGTGTTGGTGAAGAAGTACGGCCGCGATGCCGGTGTGACGGAAGCGATGGTTGCGGAACTCGATCAGGTGTACGGCACCGAGAACCCCACTGAATCGCTCTTTTGCCTGCGTAATGCGTGGCATGCGATCCGAGGGTTCAATGTGAAGGATACCGAGAAGGCATTGGCCCCGGCACCCGCCGCTGAGTAACGCCGCGCCGCCGAATTGTTAGTGAGCGACAGTAGTGGTTGGTTTGGTTACGGGTTCGCCGCCGTGTGTTAGCCATAGACGTGGCCGGGCACACGGCGGCGATTTTACGAGCGGGTCGGTATTGGTAGGCCGACAAGCACCAAAGGTTCCTGCCCCGCCTAGGGTGTTTGTTATTGTAGGTTCGAATCCTATCCCGCTCACTTTTACGAGACGACTGATCCCCGAACACACCCAATTACGGTGGTAGGGCCATTTTAGCCCATAAACCCACACCGAGGTTATGGCGGTGGTGTGTGTAGGCATAGCTGCCGCGTTTGGCCGGTGTGGCCACATTGAAGAAGACGCTAACCGCCGGTAACACGTTGTTAGTTTCCCACTCTTCCACACCGGCCAATTTTTTATTTGTGTTTTATTCATTTTGTGTGTCGCACAGGACCGCCCCGCTAGCCCCGAGGGCGAAGGCCGAAAAAATCAAAGCCAAGCAACACGACCCATAGGTAAGGTCTAGTACTCCCTGACTAATGGCGTGGCCGTCTGCAGCGGTGCGTAGGTTTCGGGGGATTGAGCAATGCCGCCCGTTCTGTGCGACACACAAAATGAATACGCAAGATTATACACCCGACTTGACACCCGTTGAGTATGCCCCAGAAAATGGTGTATACTACAAACGGGATGATTATCACCAAGTAGGTGGTATCCGTGGCGGAAAGGTGCGAGCCTGTTTGCGCATAATACACGAGGCCGAGATAAAAGCCGGGGGGCATGTGGGTGGCGTGGTAACGGCATCCGCCCGCAAATCCCCACAAATGCAAATCGTTGCCCGCCTCGCGGCCTACCGTGGCCTACCGGCCCGGCTGCACACGGCTAGCGGGCCCAATACTCCGGAAATGGACGATGCCGTGGCTAATGGGGGTGTGTTAGTGCAGCACCGACCCGGGTATAACAGTGTGATATGCAGTAGGGCAGAACAGGATGCAAAAGACCTTGGGTATTGTTACATTCCCTTTGGTATGGAGCATCCCGTGGCTATGCAATGCACACGGGAACAGGCCGCCGGGCTAAAACACACTCTGAAATGGGCAGGCAGCCATAATACAAAGGGCCCTCGCATTAAACGGATTGTCGTGGTATTGGGTAGCGGCATGACCGCCGCCGGCATCCTTTGGGGCCTACGTGATATTGGCTGTACACTGCCGGTGGTGGGTGTGCAGATCGGTGCAGACCCACGGAAAAGGCTGAACAAACACGCCCCGCCGTTTTGGCACCAGCAGTTATCCATCATAACATCGCCCTATAAATATGAATCGGCAGCCACCCAATACGTTGGGAATGATAATGAAGCCGCTCAACTTGATCCACATTACGAGGCCAAGGCCCATTTCTACGTGGAACGGGGCGACCTATTTTGGGTTGTGGGTGTGCGTGCAGGAGCCCTAGAACATGAGTAAGAGAAATCAGTTTCGCGCGTGGGTGTTTATTGGCATGGGAATTATCCTATCAGCGATTGCTACCCATGCGTGTGTGGGCTGCCGGCAACCATCTCGGCATTGGCGTCCGGCACCAAAACAAGAAACTACCAAAGAAAATACTGTGCCGGTCCTGTTTAATGGTGTACGGGCGTCTTGCTGGGATGTATGCAAGGCTTTACCAGATTACGAAGAAACATCCAAAATCCATACACAGGCCCAGAGCGCATTGCGTGTATGGCTTGCGGAACAGGGGCGATTGGCATCCAAAGAATCTATCGAGAAATTGATGCAGCAGCACGCACAGCCCCATACGAAGGATATCCCGGGCTACGCTATGGAAGTCCGGGACGTTATAGAAGATGGTAAGATTACGGTTGCGGAGTTCAGCCGGCTACAAAGGTTGTGGGACACGGGCACATACCAAATACAAACCAAGGTGATGTTGGATGCTATGGGGCGGCAGTTTGCGGTACCCACGGCACCGCGTGATTAAAGGAGTTGTCGTTATGCTTGCTAATATCCTCGCGCCAGGTGACCGCACAGTCAGTAATGCCCTGCTTGGTGCGGTTATTGGGTTTGCCCTTGTGGGGTTTGTTGCCTGGGTTATTTGCCAGGCGGTCGACCGGATAGCGGCAGACGATGATGATTGTTGTGAAGACGACGATGATATCGGATTCCCGCCAACAACCTATGACCGGGACGGTTATTACAAGGACTAGAGTTTGTGTGCCGAATGCAATTACCGGTCCACGCCATACCGCAGATAATCCTTGGTTACGCCCAATTTCGTTTTTGGCTTACTCCCGATAACATAAACGGGCCACTGGATGCGTTTTGGTTCTTTGTTGCACTGATGCTCCTTTATTTTGAAGATGGCCCTCCTACCGATAGGGAATGGAACGAGCTATGCGAATTGGTCGCGAAGATCTTCTCCGTACACTAGAATCCGTTAGCCCCGGGCTATCGCCGCGTGACGTGGTGGAGCAGAGCAGTTGTGTGGTGTTCACCGACAACAACGTGTTCGCATACAACGGCGAGGTCGCCTGCCGCCGTGCATGCAACCTGGGTATCTCCGGTGCCGTGGCCGCCGCACCATTTATCACCATGCTCTCAAAGTTTCCGGAAGAGTCCGTGGATATTGTACAGGGCCAAGGAGTTATTACCATCCAGGGTAATAAGCGAAAGGCCGATATCCGCACGGAGGCGGAAATTTTAATGCCGATCGATAAGATCGAGGACCCCGGTGTATGGCAGCCCCTGCCGGCCGGTTTTTGTGAGGCGGTGGATGTGGTGCAATCCTGTGCCAGCCGTGGGGATGAGCATGGGTTCGCCCTTACCTGCGTACACATCCACCCCAAGTGGCTGGAAGCGTGCGACAACCTGCAACTCGCCCGCTACCCGCTCGCTATACCCATCGAGCAGCCCACACTGGTCAAGCGGGATAGCATCAAGCACATAACCGGGTTAGGGGTACACGAAGTATCAGAAACAACAAATTTCCTGCACTTCCGTAACCCCACCGGCCTTGTGATTAGTTGCCGCCGCTACCTCGAAACATTCGTGGATATGGAGAATGTGCTCGCCGTAAAGGGCAGCCCGATGGCGCTTCCCGGCGGCCTGGCGGATGCACTAGACCGTGCCGAGGTGTTTAGCCGCGAGCAGCAGGACAACAACCGCGTGCAACTAGAAATGAAGCCCGGCGGCCTGCGGATTATCGGCGAGGGTGCCAGTGGCAAATACACTGAAACGAAGACATCCGACTACAAGGGTCCGCCCATCCGATTTCTCATATCACCCAAAATACTAGCGGACATTGGCAAACAACACAACGATTGCACCATCAACGAAGAACGCCTCAAAGTGAATGGTGCTGGGTATACGATTGTTATCTGCCTTGAAAAGGTCGCTAAGGACACGCCATGCAAACCGACACATACACCTGCCCAATGACGGGCCGCCGTCGTCCCGTACCAACCCGCGAACAACTCTCGCGCATCAAACGGGTAACATTTGTGGAGCGTACCACATTCGCACAGTTGCCGGTGGGGGCATACTATCTGCGGGAAGGCGAGGACAACGACCTCTTTTTCAAGCAGGCACAACCAATGGAAGACCCGACTACGGTACAACACAACATCGCACCGGTGGCACCAGAAGTACCAAAGTTCATCCGTAATATCAAACCGGCCGGGGTACGTGTTGAGGGTGGTTTCCGCCCATTTACCGAACAGGAAATTCGGGACAGGATTATGAACCAGGTGGTTATCCACGTCGTGCCCGCACCGGATACGGACGTGGACGCCCCGGCATTGGATGGTAATGGCTAGGAGGGCCGTGCGATGATCGATGCCGTGTATTGTCGCATCCGCGACATAGTGGCCAACCTTACGCACATAATGCGGAACCGCCTTAGAGATGAATTCTCTGAAGACGAGGTAATGCAACAGGGGTTGGGGGTTATTATGCAGTTTGATGGTGATTGTGTTACCATCGAACTCCCGGGTATAACCATCTCCTACTTGGAGGTGCGCGGCGGTGACGGTTTTGAGAGCCAGCATGAGATTAGACAGAAACTCGTAGCGTATGGCAAGGATCTTATCCGCGTGTACGGCACCATAGAACAACGCCACTACGCAGACCACCTACCCCGGTACGGGGAGTAACGGATGCCACGAGGTTTTTTTGCCGCCTCGCGCCTCGGGCAATCCAAGGCACCACCACCATCAGAGCCCTATTGCGGGGCGTGCGGGCTCTACAAAACGTGCCGCAGCCCCAAAATGCCCTGGTCGGGTGCTGGCCGCCGCCGCGTGCTTATAGTAGCCGAGGCCCCGGGGCCCGACGAAGACGCAACAGGCACGCAACAGGCGGGCAAGGTGGGGCAATACCTACGCCGGGCATTGTTTGCCCTGGGCGTAGACCTAGACCGCGACTGCTGGACCACGAATACGTTGATCTGTATGCCCCAGGATGGCCGCAAACCCACGGGCAAGGAAATTAGCTACTGCCGGCCCAACCTCCTCAACACAATCCAAGAATTACAACCAGAAATAATTATCCTGCTAGGAGGCACACCACTAGAGTCATTGGTGGGGTATTATTGGAAGGAGGATACAGGAGGTATTGCATTGTGGGCCGGGGCCCGTGTGCCCCACCAACGGTCGAATACCTGGATATGCCCTACATTCCACCCATTGTCGGTAATGCGAGAAGAAGAAAAGTGCCGCGAAAAAGAAGTGTGTGTGTCCAAGCTATGGTGGGAACGGCATTTAGCCGCCGCGTTCGGGCTAACCGGGAGGCCGTGGCCGGTGGTTCCGGATTACCGTGGCGAAATCACCCGCATCATGGATCCCGGAGATGCGGCGGCGGCCATTGACCGTATTATCGAACAGGGCGGCCCGTGTGCATTTGATTATGAAACAAACATGCTTAAGCCGGACGGGGCGGACGCCCGCATTGTCAGCGTGTCTATCTGCCACAAAGACAAACAAACCATCGCCTATCCCTACCACGGGGCGGCTATAGCGGCCACAAAACGGTTCCTGCAGTCTAACATCCCTAAAATAGCCTCAAATATGAAGTTCGAGGATCGTTGGTCCCTAGCCGTCGCACAAACTCCTGTTGCCAATTGGTACTTTGATACGATGCAGGGGGCACACCTCCTAGATAGCCGCCCCGGTGTCACATCCATCAAATACCAGGCGTTTGTACGGCTGGGGTTCGAGCGGTATGACACCCACATTGAGCCATACCTAAAAACACGCGGCTCACGGCAGGCCAACCAGGTACTCCGCGAAATTGATATTATGGATTTGTTGTTGTACAACGGGCTAGATAGCCTCCTGGAGTACCGGGTGGCGAAGAAGCAAACGCGAGAACTTAATTACCCGCCACCACGATAGAGTTAGAAAGGAATAGACTAATGGAAGACACCCCCACAACCACCGAGGCACCGGCTGCAGAGCAATCCACCATCAGCAGAAATGACATTATCGGCAGCCGCTTCCTATCGTCAACGGCAATCTCAAACCTTTTTACAATGGGTTGCGCGGCGGCGATAGACCCACGGCAGGCAATACCCGGTAAACCCACGATGCCCGGGCCCGACGTGCGGTTA